CCAAGACTGCCAATAAACTTGCCAAAAGAATTTGCGCTTTTCGCAGCGGATATGAGCGTGTCATCTGTCAGATCAATTTCACTGGCAAGCGTCGAGAATAATCCGTTGCCAAATGCCATTTGCACTGTACTGCCAAGCGTACCCATCTTATCGGCAAAGCCGCCAACGCGGGCAACCAAATCATTGTCCATGATTGCACCGGCGTCTTGCAGCCGAGCGTTGAATTCAGACAGTGACCCAGAACCCTGCGCCAAAAATACGGCCATTCCGGGGCCAGCGTCTTTACCAAAAAGCACGGCGGCGCGGCTGGCACGTAGTCCGCTATCCTCTATGCGTGCCATGCCATCGGCGACTTTATTCAGAATTTCTTCGTTCGAAAGCGTTGCAATATCTTTTTGCGTGATGCCGAATTTTGCCAACGCTTTGGCGGCTTGTGCCGATCCATCGCGGGCTTGACCAAGTGTTGTATTAAATTTTGTCAGTGCCCCATCCAGTGTTTCTGCATTCACCGTATTTTGTCCTGCCGCTATCCGCAGTTTTTGTATGCCTTCTGCAGCAAAGCCCGTCTTTTGCGCCATATCGTTCAGCGCCGCCGTCATGCTGATCGTTTCCTTGATCGCGCTCACAGAAACAAATGTGGCAAAAGCCCCTGCGGCAAGTGATTTGATCTGGCTGATATTCTTACTGAATGTCTTGCGGACGTTCGTCAGATCATTAGCGATGACCCCCAAATCACTCCTGAAATTAACCGCAATAGATGCGACTGTTGCCATTTTATGCCTTTAAAGCTGATTTTGCTTTGCTTTGTAACTGCGCGGCTTTGTGATCCATAGCTGATTTTGTTTGCTCATCTGTCAATAGCTGGAAATAAGCGATCCATTCAGACAGTTCACGTGATTCCATCCGCTCAATTTCAGCAATCGTTTTACCCAGCTTTAGGGCAAGATCGATCATGAAACGCCGCAGCGGACGGTTTTTTAGTTTTTTGCGATATCCGCGATATCTTTTTCAGTGACAGCATTCATTGCCATTGCAGCTTCGGCAATGCGGAGCATGACCGCACCATCTTTTTTTGCAAGGGCGGAAACATCTTCCTCGGTAAACAGACTGTTGCCATTTTCATCACAAATGGCATAGGCCGCCAAGAGCGCCATGACACTGGCCGTGGTTTTTTCGCGTCGCGCCTCGAAAACACTTTCCCATTTCTCGCGTTCGGCCGCTGTCAGACTGCGCAAAAAGATGTCGCCGTTCCATTCTGCAACTGGAAACCGTTTGACCCTGGCGTCCTTGACGGCAAGGATGTCGGCACGGTTTAAAACAGCCCCCCCCATTAGGATGTCGCCCGCGAAAGCGTGCCAGCGGCCTGAATAGCCAGCGTTCCGCTTGCCAGTTCGCCCACTGCATTGTTCAAAGGCGGATAAGAAACGATAACACCTTGGCCGCTATACTTCGGGTTCGATGTACTGGTCGCTGCGTTTTCCGGCCAGACTTCGACCAGAACCTCTGTGCCGACCAAACCAAACAAAATACTATCGATCGCGCTTGCCGCGTAATCTTGGTTAAATTCAACGCTAATATCCCAGTTTTTAAGGCCAGCGGCAAAAAGATGCGTGTCATTGCCCATAGCCGTGCTTTCAAGTGTATCAGCCGAATAATTAAGCGTAACCTGCTTTACCTGCGCGGAAATGTTGTTGCTGCTCGCAAGTACGACCTTGGCATTCTTAAGGACTTTTGTGCCCATGTATTTCTCCTGATTATAAGATGGCGATGACGGGAACGAACGAAAACTGCGGCGATGTGCCGGTAATCGCCCAGTTAAAGCGCCACCATCCGTCTGTGATGGCGCCTGGTAATTCTTTTAAATCGCTACCAACGGCATTGACGCCGCTGAATGTGATCCGCGTTGTTTCCGCACCTGAAAATGCGTTCGTAGCATCACTCTTTAAAGTCAGCGTCAAGGCGGGCGTTGTTCCTCCCGCCTTGGTTACATGCACACCGGCATAAACTTTCTTTCCAGCCGCTACTCCGCCAAGGTTTATGGCTGTCCCGTTGCCATTACTGGCCGCATCGACAACATTGCCGCCGACAACGCCGCGTAGCAGCTTTCCTTGAGCGCCCGCGCTTAAATTATAAGTCATCAATTCGCCGACAGAACCGCCGCTTTCAAAATTTGAAACCATGCTTTGAAAGAAATGCGCGACCGACCCAGTCGTCAAACTTTGCGCATAAGTCAAAAGCCGTCCGTCAACACCGGTGCCATCAAACAATATTTTATCTGTAGCAGGGTCAAAAAAACCGCTGGCACCAGCCGTGATATTGAACAAGCCGGATGTAAAATTATGCGTATCGTCATTTAAAACCGTACGTTCCAGCGTGTCGCAGCCGTATTCAAGGGCAAGACTGTTTGTCTGGCCGGTCAGATCATAGCCGCCAAACAATATTTTTTGATTACGAATGATACTTGTTGCCATTTTTATTCCTTGTACCAGATAAGAAAATCGACAACGGCGCGGTGCAGACCTAATTCGTCGTCGTAGTCGTGAATTTCACCGTCAATGTAGCAATCCTGAATATTTCCGCCGCTATACCTTTGCAAGGCCGCCCGCAACGCCGCAACGCCAGGAACGATATGCCCCGTAAAGCTGGCGCCATGCAGTGAAAACTGCACTCGCGCCATCAAGTCACCTGTATCCGTTCCCATGACGCTTTCACGTTGGCTGGAAATGCGCTGATAAGCCACAGCAGGATACAGAGCGTTTTGTGGGATGACCGATGGATAAATCCTGTTCGAAACAATCGCAGTCAGCGCCCCTGTCGATGACAACCGGCTGTAAATTTCGCTTTCAAGTGACACTATTTACCCTTGCCTATCTTTATCGCCGCTTTTTCAATCAGTTTTTTTGCCATATCAACAATGGCACGTACCGCAGCGTCTCCCGTCTCATCAACCGCGCGGCGCATAAAAGAAGATGCAGGCATCGACCCAGTTGATCCACCGCTTTTGCGTTTTCGTGGTGCAGATCCGTATTCCGCCAGCCATGCCAGCCTGTGTTTTGCAACGACCCTGTAAATATTGGAAGCTTTTTTGCCGAGAAATCTTTTACCAGGAAGGCTGATCCGAAGTGATTTCCAAAGTGGTCTTTTATTTCCAGGTTCAGTTTTTTCAGACCGTTCGCCCGTTGGACTTCTGGGCACAAGATCTTGGGCACGATCTTTTATAATTTTTGCGCCTTCGCGAAAGCTTTTCCTGACAATATCGCCGGATAGTTCTTTTTCCAATTCTCGCAGTTTTACATCAAGCTCTCTAAGTCCCTCAATTTCTATACGTACAGGCGGCTTGCTCATCCAGCCCCCCTGCGGCTCGCCATGATCTCAATTCCCTCACGCCTGGTCATACGGATGATTTGTTCAATATCGTAATAATCTCCGTTATAGGATACGCGCATGTCGTAGGTCAGCCCATCTATGTGATAAATCAGAAAACTGGTCGTAATTTCTGACTGCTCCGCCTGCGCTGCAAAAAACTCACGCCCGCTGAAATCTTTGACGCGTGCCCACACACTGGCAAAATCTGACCATGTTTCAATAGCCTCGCCAGTATCGGCACGCGTTATACTCTTTTTTTGGATCTTTATTTTCTGATCCATATCACCGGCGTTCATCAGAACCCCACACGGCGATAAGGCATCAAAAGATGATAAACCCCCATGGGTAAATCACTCATTCCGCCAGAAACAAATGCTTCTCTATTTTGATAGAAATGACCAATTGTCAAAAGTAAGCTTTGTTTGATCGGTTGCGGTACATCTTTTGCCGCGCCAAACCCACAGACAAATCTTATTTTTACGGCATTCTTTTTATCCCGTGTATCTGGCCATATTTTTCCGTAGGCGGGCGCAATAACGCCTGGCATATTACTTGAAAATACTTCGTATTGATTTTGCGCTAGTGTCTGTTCTGTTCCATTAGTATCGATATATGTAATCGCTGAAACAGATTGCAAAGGCCCCAGCGGAATTTCAATTTCATCTTCATCATGACAGCCAAAACTGTCCATGAAATAATCCCATGTTTGCGTGACAAGTGCGCAGCCAAGAATACCGTCTTTGCCTTCGACATGCAGCCGCGCGGCTGTCATCAGACCACGGATCAGATCATCTTCATCATCACTTGTCACGCGCAGATGGGCCTTGACCTCATCCAAGGTCAAAGGCTCATTCTGCGGTGGCGCAATAAGTTTAAGCGACATTAGGCCGCCTGTTCAACTTTGTCTTGTGCAGCCTTTGCAGGTTCTGCATCAACGCCAGCTTCCTTGGCGACGGTCTTGTCTTTCTTTTCGCGTTTTGGTGCTGGTACAGTCACAGCTTTTTTCTTGGTGACTGGCAATCCGCCTACTTCTTCAGCAAGGCCCAGCTCAATCGCCAGATCAGCCTCAAGTCGGGGCAATTCAACTTCTTCGCCCTTTTTGCAATCAACGACATGAATGCCTGCTACTGCGACTTTCCAGTCTTCGTTGAAAATCAATTTTGTTTTGCTCATCGTTTTATCCTTTTAAAAAGAGGCGGGGCCTTAAAAGCCCCGCCATTTCATTAAGCGTCTTTAACTGGGGCGTTATGCAGACGGCTCTGGATGCCAACCATGGACATCGGTGTGCCGTTGGTATGCGTGCCAGTGGTGTCAACGCGCAGGCGGAAATAGCGCTTTGATCCCAGATACCCGCAACGAACAACAATCTGGTCTTCAGCAGGATCATCAATCGTATAAATAATCCCGTTTGATCCCAGAGTGCTGGCGACTTTGTTACCGGTCAGCAGCAACGCGTTAGCATCGGTAATAGCGGTAAATGTGCTATTATCGTTGCTGTCTTCAGCGATGACATCATGCTTAAGAGATCCAGAAAGCGTATCGCCTGAATCTCCAACCGCAAGAATAATCTCATTGGCATCGCCTTCGCGGCAATCAAGACCTGTTGAAGGCGTGCCTTCGGTGTCGTTATTGACAACAATGGGAACCATCATCAGGACGGTTTTAATGTTAGTATGCAAATCACGTGTAGACATTCTCAAATTCCTTTCAAAAGAAAAGGCGGCCGGTATTGCTACCAGCCGCCAGTGACTACGGTCTATTAGGTGCTAAACTTCATCAGCTTGATAGCTTCAAAGTTGACGACATCGCCACCTGTACGCTTCGTTGTATAAAACTTGACGTATGGCTTTGCGGTGTAAGCATCACGCAGAATGCGGATGCCTGCGCGGTCAACAATCTGATAGCCAGCATTGAAATCACCAAAAGCGATCGACAAGCTGTTAGCAGCCAGTGCAGGCATATCTTCAGCTTCAACGACGTTAAAGCCCAAAAGAGTGCCGCCTTGGCGTTGCTGGAAATCAGGTTGCCACAGGTAATTGCCCTGACCGTCTTTCAATCTACGCACGGCCGCAAGCGTGGCACGACGCAACATGAATACGGCGTTCTGGCGATACGCACTTTTCAGTGCATAAACCAGGTTGATCAAAGCATCACCAGGGTTGGTGCCCGCAAACGCGCCGTTTGCGCCTGAAACAACTTGTTCTATGACGTTAAATGCGCTTGCGCTTGGTGTGCCAGCGGCATAGGTCAAGAAACCGCGTGGTTTCTTGACGCCATCACCAGCAAAGAAAGACGCATTTTCAAGACGCGAAAGCTTGTCAGCAACTTTGCCAGCAAGCCATGCCTCGATATCCAAAGACGCATCGTCCAGCATTTTCTGCGTTGCGCGCGGCTCTGCATAAAGTTCATGCGCTGGAATACGGTACTCACCGATTTTTGGCGAAGTTGTCTCGTTCCGCGCGTCAGTTTCACCAGTCCATCCTGCGCCAGCTTCATCAAGGTCGTTAATGCCTTCAAGCGCATCAGTGCCAATCGTGACAACGTTTGCCACTTGGCGCACGGGCGAAGTTTCAAAAACCAGTTTAACAATGCGGCCAGAAAGGTCTGGATGCACCAAAAAACCACCGTCTGCATCAGATCCAACCGACAATGCGGCTTGAATTTCAGACGATACCGCTGGACCGCGGCGGACATAAGCCAGCAAAGCGTTTTTATACGCACGTTGCTCTTCAGTGACAGCAGATCCATCAGTGCCAAGGCCCTGTCTATTTTGTACTTTAGCAAAGTTGTTGATCTGATCTTGGATCTGATCAAGACGTTGGTTAAGGTTATTGGCCTTGATTGTGTTCAGAATATCGGCTTGACCTTTTTTCATGTCAGCGATTTCTTTGTCACTTGCTTCGCGGAATGCAGTAAAGGTCTTGGCCAATTCCTGCATCAGTTCCATTTCTGTTTGTGGCATTTATTACTCCTAATGTTTCTCAACGCTGAAAAGCGCTGATTAATTTTTTGATGATCTCGGCCATTTCAGCGTCACGCTGTTGATCCGTCTGCGCTGCATCACGCAGTGCATCTGGATCAAATCCATCCGTCAGGGCGGCCTTGGCTTCCCTTCGGCTCATACCTGCATCGCGCAGGCTATTTTCAATCTGCCGTTTTAAAGTCGACGGCATATTCTTAAACATTGATGTATCAAAAAGGGCGGCGGCTTTGGCGTTGTCATCCTTAATGGCGTCCGCCAGACCAAAGGCCACAGCTTCATCAGCGGTAAACCACGTTTCCGCTTTCATTTTTTCGCGGATCAGATCATGACTATTACCGGTTTCTGCGGCGTACATATCCACAAGTGTGGTTGTCATTTTGTCTAGGATATCCGCCTCTTTGCGCAGGTCTTCGGCAGGACCGATAGCCATGGACCAAGGGTCATGGATCATGAAATATGCGTTTTTGGCGATATAAACTTCGTCACCGGCAAGCGCCAGATAAGACGCGGCCGATGCCGCCAGTGCATCAACATGTGTGATGATCTTGGCTTTTTTCTCGCGCAATGCGTTATACATCGCATTTGCATCAATAACCGAACCGCCGGGCGAATTAATACGCAGGTGAATGGTCTTGGCTGTGATGTTTTTCAGGTCAGCGATAAAATCCTTGGCATTGATGCCCCAAAAACCGATTTCATCGTAAATGGAAATTTCCGCCGCATCAGTGGCGGCATCTTGAAAAACTGAATAATTCTTCACAGCTTTCGGCTGCGTCATGCGCGCATAAATTGCTTTGGTCATGTATTTCTCCCTGATGTTGGGTCAGATGTCATGTTGACGGGCTGCAAATACGCATCTCCGCCGTCGCGGGGGTTCATATTCTCGCGTTCGCGCGCCTCGTTTGGCGACATGATCCCCCAGTTGATCATGCTTGCGTATCCTTCAACCCGTGTTTTAAAATCGCCGCGCAAAAGACCGTCGATCAAAAATTCCGCAAAATATTCTCTGCGATCGCTTTCAGGAATAAGCGTCTTGTTAATCGCGCCTTCCCATCTTTTGAGCCATGGCAAAAGCGTGTATTTGACAAATTCTAAAGACTGTTCTTCGATGTTCGAAAATGTCGCGCGGTCAAGATCAGCCAGCATATGCGGCGGCACGCGAAACATACGGGCGATTTCTTGTATTTGAAATTTACGTGTTTCAAGAAACTGCGCTTCTTCGTTCGACATTGTGAACGGCAGCCATTTAAAACCCCCATCCAGAATGGCCGTTTTATAAGCGTTTTCGCCAGAAAATCCACCGTCCCAAGAATCTTTAATTGACTTCATTTGCTCGCCAGAAAGTTTTTGATCGGTGGTAAGAGCGCCAGATGGCCGCGCCATGTTTTCAAAAAACTTGGAACCGTGCGCCTCGGCCGCCTTGGCAAGACCCAGTGCTGCCATTTGCAGACGCACAGGGTTATGGCCGGAAATTCCATCGTTCGATAATCCGCGCAGATGAAAAATATCCCGCGCCGGATAGGTGATAATTTTTCCGGCGCTGTTCGCGATATCATAAGAAACCGTCAGATTGGCATCTTGGCGCGGTGTAACCCTCGACGGCTGTATCGGAATAAGCTCAAGAACACGACCGGCTGGGTTGCGGCTGATATATGCATACCCATTGCCGTTTATAGTCGCATGACCCTGCACGGTTTCCTTGAACTCATAGGCTGTTTGCCATGGGTTAGGGGTGCCGCTGTCATGTAGAACGCGATAAAGATCATAATCAACAGCGCGTTCTTTGCCGCCGTTAGGCAAACGCCTGTAAACATGGATCGGTATCTGCGCAACGCCTTCGGCAATAATCCGAACGGCTGCATAAACAGCAACGATCTGCATCGCTGTCGTTGTCGTTATACCTGAACCGCCGTCCATTTGTCGCGCCAGTTCACGCGATGTCATGGCTTGGCCCCTTTTAGGACGCAACCATTTCGAAAAAAGCTTCATTCAATCTCTTTCAAACAAAGAACACGCCATTCGACGCCGTAAAACCCTGCGGGTCTGGCGCTGATAGGGCAGCGCGACCAAGGCCCATGACCATGGTGACAACGCCATCAATTTTCTCCGAAGACTTCGCTTTGTCCGGCTTGATGTTTCCTGCCGGATCTTTTGTTATTGCAACATTGCCAATCATCCACCGCAGCACAGGGTCATTGTTGTGCTCGATTTTTCCTGAAACTATCAAGTCATCCAGCATCTTGGTTGGCGCCGACATGGACGCATAACCTTGTCCGAACTGAACCATGTTCAAACCTTCGGACTGCAGGTTAGTAACAATCTGCGTTGCGTTCCAGCGGTCGAAAGGTATTTCTTTGACCACGAACTTTTCACAGATTTCCATGATCCGCTTTTGCACAAAGTTGTAATCGACCACGTTTCCGTCTGTGGTTTCGATCCAACCTTCGCGCACCCAGAGATCATACGGCACACGATCACGATCAACGCGCGCGCGGATATTATCTTTTGGTAAAAAATACCAATGTAGAACGCGCCACTTTTCGCCCTCACTTACAGGCGGAAAGGTCAGGCTAAAACAGGTGATGTCCTGCGTGGTGGACATATCAAGAGCACCAAAACATTCACGCCCAGCCATGGTGTCTTCGTCAAAATCTGCGGCACATGCCGCCCATTTTGCCATGTCGATCCAGCGTTCAGATTGCTCTGTCCACACGTTCATGTGAAAACGCAAGAAGTCGTTAAGCTCATCCGGCTTGTTCTTTGCACGTTTTGCCTCTTCGCGCAAAAAATCTTCCTTGATACTTAAACCAAGGTTCGGATTGGCTTTGCTCCAGTTTCTTTCATCCTCCCAATCATCGTCTTTATCCAAAGACGCGATGAAAGCAAAATGACTATCTTCAGAAAAAACGCCCTCAAGAACAGACGCCGAATATTCGCGCTGTCGCCAGCACGGTGAGTTCCGATCCCACCCCGCTGTCGTGATCGCCAAGAGCAGCGGCTGCAATCGAGCCGCCATTGACTTTTTCATGACGTTAAAAAGTTTGGCATCTTTGTGACGGTGATATTCATCAACGCTCACGAAATGCGGGTTCTTGCCATCCGTTGTATCATCATCATTCGAAAGCGGCTGCATCTTCGATGATCGTTCTGGATAAAAGACGCAATTCGTCATGAACTGCAATTTGCGCCGCACCGAATAGGACAACGGTAATGCGCGCAACATGCTTGCCGCTTCGTCATAGACCTGTCGTGCCTGATCTTTAACCGTGGCAACGGCATAGATTTCCGCGCCAGGTTCTTTGTCAAAAATCAGCATGTAATCGCTAATCGCGCCAATCAAAGTTGACTTGCCGTTCTTTTTTCCGACTTCGATGTATCCATCTTTAAAACGGCGATAACCGTTTTCACGTTTCCAGCCAAAAAGGCTACCCACAATAAATTTTTGCCAAGGCCGAAGATCCAAAGGCTGGCCGCCGAACTCACCCTTTGACTGCGGAAAGATCTGCATTTTATCAATGGCAAACTCGGATGCCTCGCGATCAAATCTTAACCCACGCGAAGCGCCGTTTTTTAAATCATCCAAGTGACGCTGGCACGCCAGTTTTACAAAGTTTCCAGCAATGATTTTTCCTGACAGGACCTGTTCAGCGTAATGCTTGACAGGGCACCGTCTGCGCTTGTCGATTGTCATCAATAGCCCGCAGTAGGATCATCAAGCCCAAGGCTTCCTTGACGTGGATCAGTCTTGACACGTGCCCGTGATGCGGCAGTCATGCCCCATTCCGATGCGAAAGCCCTGATCTGTTTTTCGCAATCTTGCAAAATACTGACCTCTGGCCTGACACGTACCATCTCGCCATGCTTTCCACGTGTCGTGTAAGTCATACCGTTTTCATCCAAAAACTTTTGAATGGCTTGAGCGCGAGCAACGATGTTGCAGTAGGTTTCAATCTGAAACTTGTCGATGCGGGCAATGACCCGAAGCTTTTCAAGTTCCTTGACCGTTTCATCCCAGATAGCACGCGAAGCCGCTGATAGTTGCGCACTTGGTTGCGGCGTTTCGATAGGTGGTGTCAGTGTATCGGCATCAATCGGACGCTTG